GCCATTCATAAGCCATCTAAGGTGTTTAGGTATTCTTACAACATATTTACCTTTACCACCTTTTTTACTTTCAGAGTGAATGGTAAATCTTTCTCCTATACACTTGCTATACCATTCATTACCTGTAGATGTCATTATTTTTAAATCCAAGCTTATCACTCCATTAATTCGCAATATATTCAAGTTATTAGTTACCCCAAATAATATCCCTGCTCTTTTATTTGTTTCCAAAGTTTGGTGTTAAGCACAATTGTTTTCTTGCACTCCACACCAAAACTTATCCAAGTTGCAGTAACTTTAACAAACTCTTTATCAGAAAATTGTTTGAACCATTCAGTAGTATAAGGCTTTTCTTCATGAACTTCTTTTAAATATACTTTTACTACATTCATTTAATCATCTCCTATAAATTTCGCAATATATTCATTAAATATCAGTTTCAATACACCAGCTCTTCTGCACTGGATAAAGTTCATGCTCTACGCCATACCAATCGATTTTTATTGTTCCGTTATTGTCTTCATCAAACTCAACTTCTTTATTTTCTATTTCATCAAGTATATATTTAATTTTCTCTTTAACATTTTTTGAGGCATTTTTATTAAAATTTTCTTTATTAAATCTATAAACCATTTCTTCTCCCCCCTTTTGGTACCGACATTAATGTCGGTACCATTGCTTTATTTTTTTACATTTCCCTACAAATCAAACTTCCAAGTATAAAGTTTCATCAAATCATCTTTAAACTTTTTTAATGCTTTTTCAGCGATTTCTTCTGATGTAAAATATATATCATTTGACATAAATGATATACACCTAGAAATTCTAAATTTTTTAATGTCAATTTCAAATTTAATATAATATTTTGTAGAACAGTCATACCAATCAATAACTTTTTCATTATTCTCCCAAGCGAATCTATCCATTCTTCTCATTAAAGTTTCTTTAAAAGCAACATATTTAGCATATTCTTTATTGTTGAAATAGTTTGCCGTTGAAAATAGTTTATTATCAATTTCATGATTGCTATCTGTATTTAAATGAATCGTGTATCCATATATGCAATGATACCTCTCTCCGTATCCAGCTTGTTTATAAGGGTTTTTCATTTCTTCAATTTCCTCAAAGTCCATTTTTAATAATTCAGCCATGCTAAAACTTCTTGTTGCAGCTATTAAATTACCTTCTTCTACTTTAAAGACTTCATTTGCCTGCTTACAAAAATACTTTTTACCATTTTCTTTTAAATCTATATCTATTATTTTCATTATCTATTTTCTCCACTTCTATTTTTATGTTTTTAAAGTAAATCAAAAACCTTTGAAATAATTCCAATCACTTTTATTTCAAATTTGCCTATCTTTATTTGAATATTTCCTATGAAAAGTATCGCTAATATGATTAAAAATAATTCTTGCATTACACTCTCCTAAAAAATCATATTTTATATAAGAGTTAATTATATAACTCTTATATATTTCATTTCTATTCACCTACATTGAATATTGGGTTTACTCCACTTCCATTAACTGTGCTTAACTTTCCGTCCCATTTTTCAATAGCCATTTTCATAAGCATTTCTTTAGTTAATGATTTAGAAATTTCCTCATTTTTAATCTTTTCTGTTTCAGCATTTATTCTAGCTGTTTCCTGTTCTAGTAATGCTTTCTCTTGATTTAACTTTTCAGCCTCAAGTTCTTGTGCCTTTTGAGTTCTTGCATTAATTGAATTTTGAATACTTTCAGAAACTCTTGTAGCTGGTAATGTAGCACTTTCTACAAATATACCTAACTTACCTAGTTCTTCTCTTAACGCTTCTGTTAACGCCTTATTAACCTCTGCTTTCTTTTCTAAATGTGCTTCAAGAACCGTATATCTTGATAACACTTCATTAGCTATAGTTTTTATTTTACTTCTTAGATTTGTTGAAATTACAGTTTCTCCATTAACACCTCTATACTTAGTGAAAATATTTGTTACTTGATTTGCATCAAAATTATATTGCATTTCAAAATCTACATTTACAACACCATCGCTGCAAGTTAAATCAAAGCTTTCATTATCTTTTGATCCAGCTCTTTCATCTTGACTCATTACAAACGTTTCTGTTGCTACTGAATATAAAGTAACCTTTTTCATTGGGCTTACAATATGCCATCCTTGTGTTAATATTTCATCTTTTATCCCACCGTTCATTGAATATTGCACTCCTACATATCCCGCTGGTATCTTTTCTGTGCAAATTAATGAACCAGCTACTCCCCCTATTAATATAATTCCTGCTAAAACTCCACCTAGTGTCTTACTCATTTTCTTTCTCCTTTTTATCTGATATATTTTCCTTAAACTTATTAAATGATTTACTTGCTAAACTTCCTATTCCACCAAAAAGAAATGAAAGAAAGAAGTAAATAATAATCATAAAAATTAAAATTAATATATAAAAAACTATATTCATATATCCCCCCTAACAAATTTGTAAATACATAGATAATTGCTAATGCTATTGTAGTTCCTACCATAATAGCTATATCTTAATAATTCATACTTTTTATCCATTATTCTCCTCAAAAGGGCATATCCCCATCATCTACTGGCGTCATATCTTCAAAACTTCCATCTGAATTATCTTGCTCACTCCACGTACTTTGATTATTTGAATTATTTCCTACAAACTCAAAATTTTCTATAATCACATTTGTTGTATACATTTTTGTTCCGTCTTGCGCTTGATAACTTCCAGTTCTTATATTTCCTGCAAGTGCTATTTGTCTACCCTTTGTAAAGTATTGAGCAATTGTTTCTCCAGTCTTTCCAAATGCTACACAGTTTATAAAATCAGTTTCATCTTTTTTAAATTGTCTGTTTATAGCAACAGTAAATCTACAAACTGCAGTACCGTCGCCCGGCGTATACTTTAGTTCCGGATCCTTAGTTAATCTTCCGACAATTATTACTTTGTTCATACTCTATTCCCCCTAATTAATTATTTATGTACCATTTCCCACGAATTTCTTCTATATCAATATTAAAATTTATATTCCATTTGTTTGGTGTAAAATAACTTGCTTGAAAATCTGCTCTATTCCCTTTTTTATATTTAAAATCACTAACTTTACTTTCTATTTCTCTGCCTTCTTCATAAGCCTTAAATGCTTCTTCAAATGAGTATTCTTTTCTTTTTTGTAGTTTAAATGTTTGTCCGCTACCTTCTCCTGTGTCGACAACATTTGATTTACCTGTTTTTTCTATAAGAACACCTTTTAATCTAAAATTTATCATTCCTTTTATACAACTTATTTCTTTAAGTTGATAACAGTCTTGAACACTCTCCCAAACCTCACCGTCTTTAATATCTGCAATTACTTCTCTAAATGTTTTCTTCATGCTATCATCCTTTACTATCTCAAAAACTTGTTCTTTAAAGTTTAATCCCTCTAAGCCTTTTATATACCAACGGTCTTCTCCAAGCCATTCATTGAATTTTAATTCACCTTCATAAATTTTTCCAACCTCTAATTTAGTTAATCCAAAATTATTGCGACATCTAACTTTCATCTTACTTCCTCCAGTTCAAACTCTATTCTTTCCGTTTCTTCGGTCCATCTTTTTATAACTGTTAACTCTACTACCTGCGCGTCATCATCAAAAGCTATTTTATTTAAGCTATCTAACACTATTTTTGCTACATTATCAGCGTCAGGCTTCTTCAAAGGCATTTCTAACCCAGCTCTTATCGCTTGTACGCGTTTTTTTGTGTACGACTTAGGTATTTTATAGTAAACCTCTATTCTCGCCCTTATAGCTCCTTCTAGCCATTTTCCCGACTGTTCTCTATAACAACACTTTATCCAATTCTCATATGTAATAGTATCTTTTGGCGTAAACGCCTTTCCATTCTGAGTGTTAAAGCGTGGTCTCGCTTTTCCTTTTATCTTTCCTTCGACAACTATCATTCTCTATATTTGTCCTTCCAAACAATATAATTAGCAAAAGTAGGTTTTATATTTCTATCCTCGCAAAACTTTTTAAATTCTAATAAATCACTTTCTTTTACAAAACTCATTTTCTTACTCCTTATTCTTCTCTATTAACTTTTAAATCATCTTTGGCTTTGCTCCAAATCATTCTCGAAGTTGTATGAACTTCTTTAAGATATTTACATATTTCTTCAAGCCTCTCTTTTAACGCTGACTTTTCTCCCCTTTTTAGATCTTTCTTTATATCTAGCTTAATCTTGCTCCAGCGATTGTAAGCCTGCAACGCTTCTAGCATTAACTTATAAGACTCTCTTATATCATTTTCCTGCAACGCTCCAAATCTCTTAACAATGCTTATATATTGTCTAGCTTCTTCTTTGTATTCATCTTCGAAGTTCACGTTTACCACCTTCGTCTATATTTCTTAGATATAATTTTATCTCTTTTTTTCTTAGCGTTATTTATTTGTGTGAACATGAAAGTATCAGCTTCCCTAACTCCTATCCTTCTTCTTTCTTGCGTTAACTTTATATCTCTATAAGTTTGCTCTGCTCTTTCAGCATTAGTCATACTTTCCCAAGCTTTCAATTTAACCACCTATTCCAATTTTCTTTCCTGTTAGTAGTTCTAAATCCTTTTTGTATTTACTTTCTAAAATTTTATTTTTAAAATTATCTTGTGATGATATAGTAATAATTTCACCTTCAACTACTACTGAGTCATAAAACCATGTTCTATATGCAACTTCTCCCCATTGCTCATAAAACTTTTTATGTGTCTCTGTTGGGAATGAAAGGGGCTGAAGTGAAGGGGCCTTTTCTTCTTCTCCTTCTTCCCATTCTTCTCTTTCTTTAACATTCTTTATATATTCTTTATCATTCTTGTTTGTTTTCTTTTGATTTTCTTCTGCATCACTTTTGAATTTCTTTTGATTTTCTTCTGCATCACTTTTGAATTTCTTTTGATTTTCTTCTGTGTCACTTCTGTGTTCCTTTTGTGTTTCTTCTGTGTTTCCTTGCCCTTGGTAAACCCCATAGTTTTCAATAGTTAGAAGTGTTTTTTTATTATCACTTTTATAATTAATCATCCCATCTTTTTGTAACTGCTCTAAATATTTTTTTACTTTGTTTGTGCTCCACTTCCATCTGTCACTTAGTTGTCTTAATGATGTTATTTTTGAACCCTTTTTCACTTCAATTAATTCACCATTAAACATTATTTTTTTATCTTTATGATTTACCATTAATAATAAATCTATAAATGCTTGTCCTCTAGTGAAGGGTTCATCATCCCATAACCAATGTTCTTGAATTGCTCTATGAAGTTTTATCCACCCTTCTGCCATACTAACTACCTCTAGTAAGAAGGACTAAAATATCTTTCTCTTCTAACATCCTCTAGTCTTTCCTTCTCCTCTATAATTTCATTTAAATTTTCTAATTCAACTTCTAACTTCAGGATCATATCTTCTAATTCGCTAAATGTTTTTTCTCCAATACTGTTCCTATAATCATCAATTAAATTTTCAAATTCTTCATTTCCCAATATGACTGTTTCTGTTCTATCCTCTGTAGTAAGTTCAACATCTGTGCCAGCTATGTATTTTATTTCTTGGTTTCTCCAATCTAACTTAATTGAATTAGCCATTACTTTTTAGCCCCTAACGCTTCTAATTTGCTACAAATCTCGTCATATTGTTCCTTTGTCATTTCTTTTAACTCTTTTACTTTATAATCTCTTATAGCAGTTTCAGTTATTGCCTTTGGTGTCTTTCCTACTTTGCTACCTATTGCAAATAATCGATTGATTTGAGCGGCTGATAAAGTATATTTATTGTCTTTATTTTCTTTGCCAGTAGTTGCGTCTAATACGTCAGCTTCTACAATTTCAAAAGCAGTTAAATATAAGTATCTTCTTAAATAACTTTGAACTGCTCCTAGATTTTGAATATCATGACACCCTTTTAAGGTTGCTTGTGCCATAGGGGAAGTAAATATTATTTTTTCCTCTAGCTTCTCGCTATTAGTTATAGTCAGCGTTGCTATATCCGTACCATATGAAATGCTACTGCATAACTTATATTTATTCATAAGTATATTTATGTGCGGTAATATATCCCCAAGTTCAAAATAATCATATCCACTAAACTTATTGCTACCACTTTTCTTGATTTCACACTCTTGCAGTTCGACCCTTGCTGACTGCAATTTCTCAAATACATTCATTTTTTTAATACTCCTATTCAACTTTAATACTTATGTTCTCTACAGTTTCTACTCTTACTCCAGGAACAATTTCACCAGTTTCTTGATTTACACCATCTTTGCAAAGTTGCTTAAATGAAGCCTTGTCTAACTCTTCTTTAACTCTGATTACATCAATTTCATTCGTATTGCAGTAATCAATTATCGCTTGTTCATCTTCGTAAATGTATTTTTTTGACTTTCTTGTAGTTAATCCGCCAAATGGAGTCGATAACTTAAATTTTTTATCCTTAGCTCTTTCTTCTAAGTAATAAGCAGTTAATAAACCTTCAAAATATGCTTTATCATTATTTAACGCCTTAACTTCTTTTTCAGCCCACTCATTGATTCTTGTTATTTCCTCAACCGCAACTGCATTAATTTCATCAGCTTTTTTATTTAATGCTCTTAGCTTTCTTAATACCCACGTAGCGCTTTGTAGGTCAGTTACTTTAAATTCTTTTTTTGCTTCGTGTAAATCATTTTCTAATAAGATATTCATTTTAAATGCTCCTTAATTTCAATTATTAATTTTCTGTCATGCTATCAATTCTTTTGCTTTTTCTATAGCTTCTATATAGTCTAATCCTTCTTCTGCAATTAATTTTTGAACTTTGCAAACTACCTTGTCCAACTTTTGACCAATAGCAATAGTTCTTTCATCAGTCAGTCCATATTCATCAATAGCTTTATGAAGTTTCTCTCTTAATTCTTTCATGATTACCTCCTAATTTTCTTTATTCCCTTTAACCCAACAACTTAGACTTCTCTTGAATTGTTACTTATTAAACAGTTCTTTTTAATGCACTAATAGCAACACTTAAAGCCCCTACTATCATCATTTTACCTTCTTCTTCTTTGGCATTTTCACACTCGTAATTTTTATAATGTAATAGCAAAGAGTTTAGTATTTCCACTGATTCGTCTTTTGTCTGACAACGCAAAACATATCTGCATATTGGACAATACTTGTATTCTTCTTTTGATATTTCACTTTCACATCTTGGACATTTATTCGTTCTATATTCCTCCTACATCCTCATTTGAGCATTGCAACCTCTAATCATTAGCTCCAATTCTCTATTAGGTTGCCAATCTATTATTACTTTCTTAGCTAACTCAAAATCTTTTACTGGGGTATCTTTATAAGAAGCAACTTGTAAAATATCCTTAAAGTTCTTCCAGCATTGTCTAAACGCCTTATTCCCTAATTCTCCGTAAGCTGGACTATCTTTCCCTCCTAGAGCAGTTATTACTTTTTTATTAACTAAGTCTTGTAAAACTTTTTGCGCTCCAGTTTCAATTGTCATTCTTTCCTCTAGTGAAGTTAATCTATTATCTATTTCAACTGTTTTTTCATCTAACATTAAAATTGCTTGAAGCTCTTTAGATAACTTTGAAGTATTAATAGCTTGTCCACTATTAACTTGTTCTCTCATATTAAAATATCCATCAACCAACTTATCGTATTGTTCCCATGCAAAATCATCTTCTAGGATTTTAAGAAGCTTTGAGTAACCTCTTTCTGATAATAAGTAGATATTTTCACTTCTGTTTATTGCATTTTGAGTATAAATTCCGTGGTGGTTTAAAATCACCTCGAATTCTGTTCCTTTTAAATCAACAATATCAATACCTTTAGTAAATCTTTTAATATTCTTATTTATGTTTCTATTTATATCTTTTAATTCTCTTCCGTGTATTTCAGCAATCTCTTTAACTAACATTGCCTTTTTACCTTCACCTAATCCTCCTTCTATATCGTGGAATTTCATTCCATATATATTTACTAGTCCTTTAACTTTTGCATTTAGTTTTTTTGAACCATGTTTTAAATTTTCCATTTTTATTTCCTCCTATTTAATTTTCCCCTAATCTTCATCTATAATAAGCAACTTTGCTATATCTATATTTAGAAGTTTCGACATCTTTCGCAATCTTTTAGCTCCTGGAAGTCGTTTCCCTATAATATAGGCAGTTACTGAACTCCTAGGCACTCCTAGAAATTCAGCAAACTCTTCATGGGTCATACCCCTTTTAATTCTTTCATATTCTAAAGTTTTAGAAAGTTTTTTAGTTCTTTCTAGTTTTTTCATTTTTTTCTCCTTTGATTCTATTTTGTATTTCCATCAATTTAATTAAAATTTCTGTCATAAATTCACCTCACTTTTAAATACAGTGTAACATATTCGGACAAATTCGGACAAATTTCATCACTATTACCCTTTTGTGATTATATGAGTTTAACTCTTTTATTCTTATTTTTTCTCTTTTTATCTCTATTTATAATTATTTTTTTATATTTTCTTACAAAAGTTCCAACAGTTTTTTGTCCGTTTTTGCTTGCATTTGTTTGATTTTTTCTTTTATTTATGATATTCTTAAAAAAAAGAAAGGAATGATATAATGTCATTAGCTAAGTTTTTAAAAACAGATAGGGAAAGTAAGTGTATGACCCAAGAAGAATATAGTAAGGCTATTGGGATAAGTAGAAGCACTTTAGCTTCTTTGGAAACTGGAACTAGAATGCCTTCTAAGGCAAACAGTAAAAAATTAGTGGAATACTTTAGAAAGCCTCTTGCTGATCTTATAGGGGAAGAAACTATCTCTAAACTATCTACGTTAGAAACTACAAACTTATTAATAGATTCATTGATAGAAAAAGGTCAAATTAAAGATGAAAATATTGATGATAAAATCAAATCTTTAATTTGGGAAAGTTTGAGTTTAGAAATTCAATTGAAGCTACAAATGAAAAAATCAAAATAAAAAGAACACTATTTTAGTGTTCTTTTTATTTTATCTTAAAGATTTCTTTTCTAATTCATTTTTATTTTTACAATTCATTTGAATTTTTAACAGCTTTATTATTATTTCATCAATATTCTTTTCCTTCATGCCAAACACTCTCCATTTATTCTTAATTTAGATTATATACCTGTACAAACATATGTTCAATATGTAAAAGTTTTTTTCTTTTCTGAATGTATTATAATACAAAAAAATATTCCCTCCAGGAATATTTCGACAAAAAAATTTCAAATTGTGGTAATTCTATGTAATTTCTTAATTCTATTGTAAAATGTCATAATTTAATTAAAATTATACCTATAAACACTATTTTCCACGTCATATTATGGCGTATTTTGTCGAAAAGTTTTTAAGGGGATTAATGATTAAAAATGCTCGAAATAAAAAGAAAATAACTCAACTAGAATTATCAAAGAAGTTAAATGTATCTCAATCTTACATGTCTAAGATAGAAAATAGAAAAACAAAGACTATAAGTGTAGATTTAATATTAAATCTGTCTTCAATATTAGAAATAGATCCAGTAGACTTGTTTATTTTTCTTGCTAATTTATATGATTATGGAAAGTAATACTTACTAATTTAAATCAGGTATCTTTGGACCGGCTCGCTGGCAGGACAAATTCAAAATACAATTTCAATTTAGAAAGCAAAGAAAATAAAGAAGTCGTAATAAAGCTATATGAAGCCTTAAAGGATTTTAAAATAGAAAAAAAATAAAGTGTATCTTTGTATCAAGATACACTTTTTTGTGGATAAATTCAAAAAAAAATATTTTTTTCTGTTGATAATTTTTGGAATATAAGCTACAATTATGCCTATAAATCAAAAAATTAGATTAACAAATAAAATTAAATATAAAAAAGGACCCTTTAAGTTACTCTCCCGCCAAGAAGTTCAACTTAAAGGGCTCACACCTAATAAGGTTTTTTAAACTTATAAATTATGTATTTATTATATATATAATACTTAATTTAGTCAAGGATTTAAAGCCTTCTTAGGGAAACTTTTTTATGTTTTTTTAAGGAGGTATTTTTTATGGAAAAAAATAAAGACACTGGAATAATAAGAAGAGTAAAAAAAGAAAGAGCTTTTTCTCAAATATTAAATGAGTTAATTAATAATAAACAACTTTCTTATAAGGCGTTAGGAATTTTAACTTACATATTGTCAAAACCAGACGATTGGGAGGTATATAATTCAGATTTAATTAGAGAAGGTATAGATGGTAAAGAAAGCGTAAGAACCGGACTACTTGAACTAAAAGAAAAGAAATATATTCAAAGATATAGAGTGTTCAACAAAAAAACAGGTTCTGTTCACCACTGGGAAACTTTAGTTTCAGAAACACCATTCGCTGATGATGAGTTAATTTCTTCTGTAAAAGAAACTTATGCTTATGACGAAGAAGGAAAAATAATATATAAAAAAGTTGTTTTAGGAAATTTCGAAAGATATGTGCCAATCGTGATAAATAGAGAAGTTACACTACTTTCCGAAAATCAGAAAGTAGAAAAAAATTATGAAAAAAAACCTACTATCCAAAAATCTAAAAGTAGGAAACCTAAAACTAGGAAAACAGACACAACTAATACTAATAATACAAATACTAATTTTTCAACCAATACTGAATCTAGTAGTAGTAGTAAGGGTGAAACCCCTGATTCGATTCATCCATTAGTAGAATTATTTAATGATTCTATATGTGAACTGAAAAAAACTACTACAATTAAGTTTATGAAATATGTAGAAAAATATGACAAAGAATTTATAGAAGCTATAATAGCTTATTGTGAAGAAAGAAACGCAAAATCATTTTCTTACTTTCAAAAGACTATAGATAGATATATAAGCGAAGATATAACAACTGTAGATGCTCTAAACAGTTCTATAGAAAACTTCAAAGATGAAAATAAAACAAAAAAGAATAATGCGTTAAAAGCTAAAGATGAAGCTAGAAAAGAAAAAGAATTTGAAGATACAATTAACGAGAATATTTTAGAAGATATGATTAATGACAAGAATACTGCTGAAGAAGTTCACAATAAAATTAATGCTGGCGAAAATGTAAATGAACTAAAAGAATTGCTAAAAAAAGATATGACTGATATACAGTTTAAAACTTGGATAGCTGGATTAGATTTTAAGCTTAATGCTAATGAGCTATTCATTGTTTGTCCAAATTCGTTTACGAAAGATGTTCTTGTAAAAAGATATGAGTATATAATTAAAAATGTTGTAAAACAAGCAGAGCTTAATGTAGAAATAGAATATGTAGTAGCTGAATAGCTAAAAATCCATTGAAATTATTCTATAAATATTTTTAATTTTAAGTATAGTTGATATATTGTTTGAAAATGGTTGGAATATTGTTAGAAAAACTATGTAAAAACAAAAAAATAAAAAAATAGTTTATATATTGTTTAAAAGTAGTTGACATATAATTTAAAATAATGTATTATGTAATCAAGGTAGTTGATATTTAAACAATAAATCAACCCAATACAAAGAAAAATTTAATATTTTATGGAGGGATTTGCTTATGAAGAAAAATGTTCAAATAATTGGCCTTGATTGTGGGCGAGGTTTCACTAAAGGATATACAGAGTTTAATGGTATAGTAAAGGAATGTTGCTTTAAATCAATAATAGGAGAAGGCAGAGAAATAGAATTAAGTGGTTTTGATGCTCCAATTATGATTAATTATGACAATGAGGATTGGTTTATAGGATTACTTGCTGAAAAAGAAAGTCAAACATTGGCGAGAAATAATAAAGATAGTAAAGTTTCCAATACAGTACAAGTATTAATAGCTGCTGCTCTAAGCGAATTAGCTATAGAAGATACAGTTAAGATAATGATGGCAGTTCCATATAAATCTTTTAGAAAATCAGTATTGGCTGAAATAGTTGAAGAATATAAAGGTAGAACTTTTAAGGTTAAAGATAAGATTAATGGTTCTTTTAAAGAAGTTAAGATTAAAGATATAAGCATATGCAGAGAAGCTGATGCAGCTTTATACTGGAAACTTAAAGATGTTGATACTTTATCTAAACCAGTAGGTATTGTTAATATAGGTTTTAGAAGTACAGAGCTTGCTTACTTTGATAAGAGCCTTACTTTTATAGATAAGAAATCTGATACTATAGAGTTTGGTAATAGATCTGTAATGAATAACGTTAAAGATAAGCTATTAAATAAAGGAATTATAAAAGATGTTAATGAAATTGATACATCTGATGATTATAATGAACTTAAAGAGAAAGCCTATAGGTTAGCATCTGAAAATATAGATCAGTTAATCGAGGATAGATGGATAAACCTTGATGAAATGGATATATTCTTAGCTGGGGGAACTTCTTTAAATATGAACTTTGATGAAAGGTTTAAGGTTATAGAAGATGCACAAATGGCTACCGCTAAAGGTTGTTGGCTTGTAGGAACAGAAAGATTTTAGGAGTGATAAACATTGAAGAAAACAACAAGTTTTCATTTAGAAGAAGATATTCTTAATGAAATAGAAGCATATAAAAAAGAATACAATTTAAGCAGTAGAAATGTAGCTTTAGAAAGAATGTTACTGGAAAGAAGATTTTTAAGAGTTGCACCTATACAAAAAGAAGTTGCAACAGTTCCAGCAGAAGTTAAAGTAAAGGAAGAAAAGAAAAATTCTATTTTAAAGAAAAGTATAAATAAAGCTTTTGATGATATGGCTGATTAAAAATAAATAAAAAAATAAGGCGGCAACATATGTTACACACCTACTTCGCAACTAGAGTATAACATATTTTGCTATGCCTTTCAATAAGGAGAGTAAAAAATGAACACAATAATTATTAATGGAGTAACTTTAGAAACTATTTTGGGGGTTTTAGTAGCTTGGGCAAAGGCTATATTATTGCATGCTATAGCAGTAATTGTAATAATAGCAGTGATAGCATTAGTGCTAGATTATTTTAGATTGAAGACTAAATCAAATTAGTTGGAGAGTTATAATGTGGTGCTATAGACTTGAAATGGATATAAAATTAAAAGATGGAGAAGTTACAAGAAATGCAAAGATGAATATCGTAGCTACAAACTTCGATGCAGCAATGCAAAAATTAAATACTTTGAGTGATAAACAAAATATTGAAATATTAAAGCTAGAATGTATTGATGAATTTTCAGTATTGATTGCATAAAAATAAAAAAAAGGCTAGTAAGTAAGATGTATATATCTCACCTACTAGCCTTGAAATTATTTCTTAATAGCTTCTAAGAATACCCCAGTAAAGCCTTTGGCTTCTAATTGTCTTTTCCTTTCTTCTGCATTTTCTCTATCTTTATAACTACCAGCCACCACTCTATAGTAAGTTTCACCTTGATTATTTGATACTTGAGTAGGGGCTTCTACTACTTTCTTATTAGCAATTGCTTCTGCTATAGTCTTCCCGACCATATCAGGTCCTAATTTTTTATATAAAGCAACATCTTCAGTTGCTTCAACAAAACAAACCTCTATGATCATTGACTTCATCTTTGTATTTTTTAATTCATATAGTCCAGTTCTAACTTTTTGACCTCTATTTCTAAAGCCTAATGAAGCTAGTTGACTTACAACTCTTCCAGCAACATCATTTTCAGAGTAAACACATACTTCTGTTCCTAATGCTCCATTATAAGAGTTATAAGCATTGTTAAAGTGTATTGATACAAATAAATCAGCACCCCAGTTATTAGCTTTATTAACACCATAACTTAAATCTGCAGATGAACCTGAAGTTGAATCTGGTGGAGTAACATCTAATACGGTATGTCCTAATTGATTTAAATATTTAATCACAACATCTTTTATCAATCTATCTTCTTTTAATTCATCTATTAAAGCAATTGCTCCTGTTATTTTTGGACAATGCCCACCTCTTACTGCTATTTTCATTTTAATTCCTTCTTTCTTTTGTATTATTTTTAATTTCTATAACATTATTTTCTATGTTATTTATTTTTGTAGAAAATTCATTCATAAGTAATCTATTACTTTCTGCTAGCTCGCTATTAGCTTCAAGAAGTTTTTCATTTACTTCTCTATTTTTTTCTATAGATAGTATAAGCATATCTCTCTCTTTATTACTTCTTTCTCTTATTTCAGCGTCTACGATAGCTTTTTCCTTATCTTTCTTATTTATATACCAGCCAAAGGCTCCTACCATCACGACGGGAAAACCAAGGGTGTTTATTAATTCTACAATGACATTAGTATCCATTTTTTATCCTCTCATTTTCAGTTTATTTTTTTGTATATAAAAAAGACTACTTATTTCTAAGCAGTCTTATAGTTAATATTATTTTGCACATATATAGTAATAACCAGCCTGACTATCTATAGAAGGTATAGAAACTTCTATGTCATCATCGGTCCTAGAAGTATTAAATTTTTCATATAATTCCGGGTAATCATTGCTATTAATGGCTTGTCCGTTAGCCTTTAGCCACGTGTTTGTTCCATCATCAAGACTATTTCCAGCGTCGTATGATAACTGTTTCATTTCACCTATAATATTTCTTGGGTACATTTGAGTAACATTTTCTAATTCAAATCTTGTTACTAATTCAGAAGTTGTTTCATAACAAATCTTGTACGGTATTTCTATCCTTGAGTCAGCTCTTACAGTAGAATTAATATTTGGTCTTGTTGTAGCTGACCACGCATTATTATTCCCTGTTGTACTTCGAATACAAGCAATACCATGATTGTTACTATTAGATGAAACCATGAAACCGAAGCCAATCCCCTCATTGCCACTATTTATATTAACAGGTATCTTAACGCATTTACACCCAGCTATTTCTTCATCTATAATCTGAAATGTTCCAGCAGGTATATTATGAGTTACTCTATTATCTCTATTAAACGCGAAAATATCCACAGAAACCCTTTGTCCCACATTCGCATTTTTAATAGGCAAAAGCACATGTGAAATCTGTTTATTATTTTCATTGTATTTTTCACTTAAATATGCACAATATCTGTTTACATCATAACCAACTACATTTGCATTATTAATATCTTGCTTAATAAAAGCTCTAGTAAATAATCTAGACACTTTAGGAGAATAATCTCTAAATGTATTTATTCTTGTAAATGTGTTATCTTGATTAGATTTTATAATTGAGCTTGGAAGCATATTATCATTAATCTTCCCACTATCATCAAGCTTTACTATTTTACCAGCTTGAGAAGATACAACAGCATCAGATACATTTATCTTGTTGTCTATGGCTTGTTTAACAGTAGTATTTTGTCCATTAACATATTTAATATGTTCAGCCAGTACAGTTACGTTACCGCTTGAATTAGGTGATTGGTCATTAACGGTACGAACTCCACCATTTTGCTCCGCTGGTAGTATTCTCGGGTCAAGTTTTCCGTTAGAGCCTACACGAGGTATTTTGTTAGCGTCGTTGCCTATATCCGTATTTTTAATAGTTGTTGCTAATACATTATTAATATTGTTTATATCATCTTGTAATATGCCAACTCTTTCTATATTGTATCTATGAATGGTTTTAGAATTTGTATTCCTAGCTATAGATGATATAGTGTAACTAGAGTTAAGCACAAAAGGATTATTAATGATTGCATGTCTTATATCACCTTTAGTGTCATTTGCTATAAGTATCTTCCCACTACTCATCTTTTGTCCCAAAATATAATAAGTATCTCTTTCAAAGGTTCTGTTAAGTTGTATTCTAATACATTTCCCATATCCAGCAACATCAGACACTCTAATTCTTGAATTGCTAAATGGTACATTAACTATTCTATCATTATTTATCCTATCTCCTCTATGAACTTCATATATGTATATATCAGAAAGTTCACTTCCAACATTCACGTCATCTGTAACCCTTATATCTAAATACGTAACATATGAGCCAGTTGGAATATATACATTTCTATCGAAATAGACTGCCCAATCACTACCATGTATATTATCGCTATCTAAAAGTAATTGTTGAATATAATGTTTGTATTTTATATCTACAGTATCATTCAATTTAACATTAGCATTAAAGATATTTGTACTATCAAAAGTATTAGAGTCACTTTTGCTAGCTTTTGTATTAACAGAAGTAACAACATCATTTAAACTTAATTCTTCTGACAATACAAACCACTGCGGTATATAGTTTGTAAGATTTGTTCTCAATGTAGTTCCTACCGCTGGGAATGACCTACCTTCTGGCCATATTGTTGGCCAATTACTACCACTTGGAGTGTTTCCCCACTTCATTCCATTAAATCCAGTTATGAAATAAACTTGTGTATCAAAAGCGGTATTAACTGGTATCATTATCATTTTGCTTGAACTTATATGCCCCAGCGTGTTTTTCACAACTAATGCACTATCTACAGTTAGTATGCGATAAACTTGATTATCATTACTTTTTACTGCCGCTAATTTTATATTGTTTAATTGTGTTCCAATCTCTAAATCATCTTTTACTGCAATACAAACATAAGAAATCTTATTATTAGCACTTACAGTAAGATTAGGAGAACCACACCAAGAAGAATTCTCACTAATATGATGAATAGCATTGGTATTATTAACAACACTTAAAGCATTATGAAGCAATCTACCATCTAATAATGTAGTTTTTCCAGTAACTAAATTTTCTTTTGTTTTACTAACGAAACTGTTAGAAATTTTATCCCAAAGTTTATTTGTAAAAGTGGTTAATTTGTTCTTATTAATTAATTTTGTCATATAAAAACAAGGTGGCTATATTTAACCACCTTTCTCCTTTCTTAATTAATTAGGAAGTCCGTTTATTATCGAATCAATTTCATCATCTGAAATCATTTCAATTTCTTTTACTGTTTCTGTTCCACCAGTACCATTTATTTTTAGCTTAAATTTATTATCTTCAAGCGCGATATTTAATGTTACTGCCCCTGTTTTACCTTCAACACTTGTAACAGTTCCATCTTTTGAATTTAATTCAATAAATCTATCATTAAAAGTAGTAGCATCTTTATTTATGCAAAGATACCTTTTTTGAGATGGTTGATGGAAAATAACATCCCCATTTTGGAATGTAAGGTTTGCAACAGCTTGTTCATTCCATGCTTGAGCAGTGGCAGTAAGGAACTCGTTTAATGCAATAGCTGGAAGTATACTATTATCTAATTTACCATCAGCACCTAACTTAACAACTTTACCTGCTTGTCCAACTGCTCCCCCAGTTGTGACGCAATCTGTATGCTTTACATATGTAGAACTATCTGAACTTACTTTATCTAATTTTTCTGATAAAGATTTTATACTTTCTCTACCTACTAAAAACATAACCGCAATATTATTTTTAACATTAGTTCCCCAAGAAATTTGAGAATTTTGCCCCCCTAGAACTACTGATATATTAACTACATCATCAGTCTGATTCTCTGCATTAACATTAACAACTTTATAACGTTTGCCTTCGCAACGAACTAAAAAATATGTTTCATTTGTAAAAGCTTCTTTAATAGGCAGGTCAACTACCTTTTCTTCTGATCCATTTATTGTTTGAGTTCTTATAGTTGCCGTTACATCAATTTTCTTGAAAACTCTATCATCATCTCTAGTTGCACCTTTTGTAACACACCAAACATTCCACCTACTAGATTCATCAACTTCTTGTGTTGCGTCTGCTAAAACTACTATATGGTCAATATATCCATCTACAAATGACTTAGAAGTTACACCTCTATGTCCTGATGTTCTGTTAGGATTTTCATTTCCGTTTAACCTTCCGTATTTTAGAGTATTGTCAGTCATTCCAATATTTGAAGAAACATCTTTCTTGAAATCATTCTTATCTTGTAATCTTGCATAATCCTCTAAACTAACTTTAAGTGGGTCTTGTTCATTTACTCTCTTAAAAGTTATATGTTTTTCATTCCCTGTACTAGAACTGATTTCTGCTTCTTTGAAAGCTTTATCATACCTACCTTTTATTTTTGTCCAAAAATCATTTGCGAATTTTGTTAACCTAGTTTTATTAATTAATTTTGACATATTTATTCCTCACTTTTTTAAAATTTATATAGAAAAAGACACTAAATAAATAGTGCCTAAGTTAGTTTATTTAAAATATCTGTTATTTCATTTTCGGTTATAATTTCTAAACTTGCTTTTGTAGCATTTCCGTGCTTAAACTGAATACTATCTATATTTTGTGATAAAGCATTAAAAGAAGTAGTATCTGCTCCACCGCCACCAACTCCACCGTTATAACACAAAAATTCTAAGTATTCCTCTACACGAGAGTTTGGAACCGGAAGTGTATTTAAATTTGTATTCCTTCCAGCGATAAAGTTTAAAAATTCTTCTGAACGAGAGCCAACATAAGACGGTAAATTTGCTAAATCTTTAGCCATTTAATCACCCCCTAAGAAGCTAAAGCGTCAATTTTCTTTTCTAGTAATTTTATTTTTTCTTCTAAGATTTCTATTTGTTTATCTCTCAATAAAACTTCTTCTTGTAAAGCTCTTGCAACAATGCTTGTATATGCAGTTATATCAAATGCTAAGCATTCCTTTTCACCTATTTTTTCTTTTGTTATAGGGTCGAAGTCAACAATAGTACACTCCCTAAGCATATATTTACCTATATGGCTATCTTGTATATCCTGTGCAATAAATCCAAAATTATTTTCTTTCGCACCTTTATAGTTATATGTGGCAAACCTAAACTCTCTAATAAAATCAATGAATGTTTGTTTTTTTATTTTAGAATTAAGTCCTATTACATCTACTTCACTTAAATATTCAATATTCTCTTTTAAGTTTCTATCAGACATTTGAGATAAAGTTCCTGAATACAATAAAGTTGAACCATCATTTTGCAATCTATATGTATAATCCGATGTACTAGCTTTTGAGTTATGAAAATCAACATACTTTCCAATTTCCATAACACCTTGATTATTTACTAAAGGTATTATTTCCCATCTTTTATTATTTTCATGCCCTCCAACATGAAACCCATTAATATGAAGAGTATGAACATCATAAAATTTTCTTGTTGGCACTCCAAGATAGCCACCTTCATTTCTATGAGGCACTATACCACCACTTCTAGTCATAAGCCATTCTGAACCATCAGCAAAAATTGTTGGGATTCTTGCACCGTTTACGACTGGATCAGAAGAATATTCAAACTGTACCGCCCCGACTTGTGGTAATGTATAACTTATAGAAGCGCTACCATTAAATGATTGTGTTGCATTCCCTATTGTAATATTTCTTGCATTTTGTAGCCTTGTAGTTGTATCTGCATTACCTTGAACATTACCAATAACCTTAGAAGAATTTCCCATAATCAAATTACCAGTCATTGTCCCACCAGTTAAAGGAAGATAACTTTTTAATTTATTCTCTAATAGAGTTAAAAATGCGCTAAGTGTACTGTTTCCATGCTTAACAATATCAGAAGAAGTGTGTGGGTAATAAATATCACCAGTTGCACTTTGAATTTCTATTTTATTTATAGCCATTTTATCCCCTCCTTTAAGGAACTACCTTGAAAAATAATTTAACTTGTTGAGCCGTATTGTAACTAGTTCCAACTCTTACTGTTTCTCCAGTATCTCCCTTATCGCCCTTTGGTCCTTGTGGGCCAGTTGCTCCTTGTAAACCTCTAGGCCCTTGTGTCCCAGCATCTCCTTTAACACCTTGTGGCCCTGGGGCTCCAGTAGCTCCTCTTTCTCCTTGCGGACCTTTAATGTTAACGCTAGTTGGATTATTTAAACCACCATTATTACTCCATGATAGAACTCCAGCGGAGCTAACGGTAGGGGTGAATGTTGTTCCGTTTGCACCTCTAGCTCCAGTTTCCCCTTTAGCCCCTTGGGTTCCCGCAGGGCCTTGAATACCTTGTAGTCCCCTTTCCCCTTGAGGCCCTTTAATATTAACACTTGCGGGGTTAGCTAAACTGCCATTATTAGTCCAAGATAACACCCCTGTGGAACTAACTGAAGGCGTAAATGTTGTTCCAGTTGCACCTTTAGCACCTGCTGCTCCTGTCGCCCCAGTTTGTCCTCTTAATTTTCCACTATCATATTTTTGTTGAAATGTTTCCCCATCAGTAAAGGTAACCGCATCAGCCGAAGTAAGTGGATCTACATCTTCTATAACTGCTCCTGTCTTTTCGTTTAATAATTGTATTTGAACTTTTTTCTTTGCCATTTTTCTATCTCCTTTTAAACTTTTATTCCTAAGTTTGGACTAACCCTTATTGTTACATTTCCACCAGTACCACTGTTCACTTTATCTGTTATTTTACAGTAGATAGTATTTTGTTTTCTTTGTGATATTGCTGGCAATGTTTCTCCTAAATAAATCTCAAATTTCTTATCTATTTGCATTTGCAAACTACCTGCAACATCTGCATTTAATTTCCCTTTAATATCATTAAACCAGTTATCAAAAGAATTTTGAAATTGCAAAAATAACGTTGTAGGGTCAACTTTTATTAAAGAATTTACAACTCCACATTTATCTGCAAGTTGCCTTGTATCTTTTATATTAGCTTGTGTTATTTCACTAGCACCTCTATTAACTGTAATTTCAGCCAAGCATAACTCAAAAATATCAGCAGTTCTTGTTAAAGTAGTAGTATCTTTTTTTACTGCTAAAGTTATATCTCTTGTATTCCAATTCCAGCGTGCCACAACTAAATCTGTTCTATTCTTTGCCGGAGTTGCAACTTCTATATTAAGAACTTCATCAGTTTCTTGTATGCCAAAGAAACCATTAATATTACACGCTCCTGCTTTAACAGTTACTTTCATAGTATTATTAGAAATAACTTGCAAACTTGTTGAAGGGTTTGTAAATACTCCAGTAGTAAGTATTTGGTTGAAATAACTTGCAAAATCTTCTGCTTTATACCTTCTATCACCATTTACCGAGTTGAAGAATAATCCTTTCATTACATCACCTCATATTTCTTTTAATTTTTTCTATTAGTGTTAATATAGAATTTCCAAATGTTATGTAAATATCTAAAGTATTTTCGTTATAAACTTCTTCCACTTCAGTTATCCGAGCGTCTATTTTAACGCCCCATGTTTTATCTATAACAGTTACAATATCCCCAAGGTCAAAATCTTCTTTATATTTATTATTGCTAGAATTATTAATCATACTTTCAAATGTATTTATTGCTTTAAAATTAGATAACCTTTCATTACCTCGGTTTATAAGCAGTTTTTTATAATCCTCTGTGTTAATAGTTCCGTCTTCGGTTTCGCTCTGCAAGTCCCTAGCGTCAATAAAAATTTCTCTGCGCTTTATCCCTGCTTCATCACCTATTGAAACAATAGTACGGTTTATACCTTCACCTTCTCCAGCTATTACACCGACATTTTTTAAATTTTGATTATCACTACAATAATATTGAGATAAAATATTCTCAAAATCCCTAGAAAATATTATAGGTGCTATAGACGTATTTTTTTTATAACTTCTATCAACACCCTTGTATGTTTCAAATATTATTTTTTTATTTCTATAATCAAATTTAGCCCTATAACCTATATCGTTATTTATAGCAAGTTCGGATAAAAATGTTTCTATATCACTATAACTATCTTGACATTCTATATTTTCAGTAAAGTTATTTTTAGCCCCTAGTTCCCAATTAGGCAGTTTTCTTTTTTCATCTGCTGGAGCAATGCAATTATCATTTACTAACTTCCTCATTAGGTCTTCGACTGTACCTTTAAATGTTAATACTCCAAGATTTAATCTATGCCCCAAATATCCGGTTAGTAAATAACCTTTAACCGTGATTATCTCTTGCCCCTGCTCATTTATTTCTATGTTTATACTTTCTATATACCCTGCTTCTGTACTGCCTTTTTTGTAAATAATATTATCTAATTTTAGTATTTCACAGTTTTTACTTGTTGCAGGGATTACAAGTTGGAAATTACCAGTATTATAATATTTCCTAGTCCAATTAAGTGATATATAATTATCTATTACCCCAATTAAATTTAAATTACTTTCAAAAATATATAACTCCATATTAAACACCTACATAAGAATTATTAAATTTTATTTCAATTTCTAAATTATTTAAATTACTTTCAGCGTCATATTTCAAGTAATTGCTCCCAACTTCTAACTGCAAGAATGAACTATCTATATCTATATAATTAAATATATTTTCTTCATCACCTTGATATAAACTTTTTATACTTTTATTATTAAACCTAGTATCTACTGTTATAACTTCTCCAGCTTTCATTGTTCTATTAATTTTTATAAAATCTCTAGTTATAACGTTAAGTAGCGAAGGGTTTGTAACTAATCCCGACGCTTTAAATTCTATAACCATACCAACCGGAACGTCCCCAGCATTAACTATATCAGCGATTAACTCCTCATTTTTTCTACCAAACTCTATTCCAGTATCATTAGGAATTTCTAACTCAAACTCAAACCCACCTTGCCAATAGGCAATAGCTTCAACTGTCAAGGCTTCATCAGTCCAAAACGGGTTAGAAGCTTCTAAAATAACAGTCATATTTTCTGACATAATACCATTTAGAGTAAACCTAGGAGCAACAACAACATCAACATCTATGCTCCTAATTACGCCCCCTCTTTCATATATAAGCTTCCCTTTATGTTTTGGGTTGAAAAGTTTTAGTAGAGCAATTCTATTTTCTTGAAGTTCTTTCTCGGTTTTAGCTTGTACCATTATAGTCAATGCCATTTCTCTAGTAGAAAGTTTGCTACCGTAAACAGTAGCCCCATCTTGACCACTTGAAGACATTTTATATAATGTATTGTCAATGCCATCTATACCAGTAATAGAAGAATAGTGAAATGGATAATTATTAAAAGTTATTTCTTCATTTGTTTCTATATTTTTATATTTAATCTTTCTTATCATAAGCCAAACCCCATGCCTTGCAATGTACGTTTCATTTGCCTAGCAGTTTCTATATTATTATTAGCATTTGAATTTATAACAATAGTTATATTGCTAGCTTGTGGAGTAGTTATTGCATTAGCATTATTATTATTGCTATTGTTATATAAATCTCTTAAATTAAATTGATCCTTTAAATTAGTATTTACATTAAAATCTATTCTACTTAATTGACTAGAAACTTCTTTTTTAATTTCTTGCACCATTAACTCGGTACTGGATAAATTAGTCCTTACTTTCGTTCCTTGTGGCAAGTAAGCAGTTTCGCCAATAGCATTTTTACCTAAGCCAATAGCAGTTTTACCCTTTGGCGTGTCTATTAACTCCCAGCCTTTTTCATTTACAGTATGAACTCCCTCCGGAGCGTTACTTGTCCCGATAGCATAAGACTTTCCACCACTAAATAAATTACTAAACATATTTTTAAGCCTAGAACTAAAGCTATTAATACTTCCTCCATCATCAACTTTAATTGTTGCAGTTGAGCCGTTTAGGTCATTAACTTCTTTTTTAGTATTTTGAATTTTTTCTATAACTTCTTTAGCGTTATCCCCCACTTTAATTGGGTTTCCGTTTAAATCCAAAATAGCGTCTTGTAAGTTTCCTGCACTATCTTCAACCTTCGCTAAACTACCTATAACTCTACCATTAACATCTATAATATTATTCGAAGTATCTATATAAGAACCACTTAAAACTAAATTTTTAGTTGCTATGCCATCAGCACTCGTTCCCCACTTTTGATATAATTTTTCTATTTCTTTAGCACTTTCAGCACTCATTGCTGATACTGCTCCAGTATTTAAATTATATAACCCTTGCAGTTCCCCAGTTTTTTCATTGATCACTGCATACATATCTACATATTTACCAGTTGTAGTATCTAGCATGGATTGATAACCAGTTTCGGTTATCTCATTTAAGCCTTGTAAATTTTCTTGTGCCAATACATACCTTTCATAGTAATTTGTATCAGTAGCTTTTAATATTTCACCATTATATTTATTAATTATGCCTACTAAATTTTCATTAGAAGAAATAGTATAGTTATATGCTTCGTCCCAGTAGGATTGATTTACTGCCAATTTTTCAGCTTTTTTAGCTTCCATATCAGCAATTAATTTTTTATCTTCTTCAGTTAATTCAGAGTTTCCAGCTTGAATTTGAGCAATCATAGCGTCATAATGGCTTTCTATAGCCACTTTTTCATCTTGATATTGAGTATATCTTTGTTGAAGTAATTCTTGTGCCCCTTCTGCATCTAAAGTTTTTAGTCTATTTTGAAATTCTGACTTAGCATACTCTAACTCATAACTATTGTCTGCTTGTAATTCTAACTCTAACTGCTTTAATTGAGCATAATAGTTTTGAATACTTGCAATTTCTTCATTAGTTAACTCTCGCCCTTTAGCCTGATTTAAAATATCTTTGATAGCTTTTTCTAATTCATTTGCTTTTTCAACTTCTGTTTCATTTCTCTTACTCCAATACTCTAGTAAGTTTGCTTCTGTTTCATCTATAACCCCATCAGCGTTATACATTTCATAAAGAGCATTTTGTACATTAGAACTGTTAGACTTAATAGTATTTTCTATACCATCAACTAAAGTCCCTACTCTACCTAAAACATTATTAACTTCCTTATCACTAACAACTCCATCTAAATTCATATCTCTTATTGTTAGATTAAAGTCATTAACATCAGAAGTCATTTCTTTTACTGCGTCTTGAAAAGTTGATGATATATTGCTATTGAAATCATCATAAATAATACCTAAGCTTACTAATTCATCTTTGCTTTTTGCTTGTACTCCATACAACCCCATGAATGCTTTTTCTAATAAAGACATATCTTCTTTTGCTTCATTAACTTTTCTGCTCATAGCGTCTTGATATTCATTGTATGCAATAACTCCAGCACTTAAAACTCCTAAAGCGACCGCAACTTGTGGTATACCTATTCCTAGTTTACTTATGCCAGTAACTAATTTTCCTATACCTTTAGTTGCTCCATCTGTAGACGAAATACTTTCTCCTAAAGATTTTTTAAAAGTCCCTAGAGTTTTAACTGCACTTCCAACTCCACTTGTAAGCCCACCAATGATTTTTAATGCTCCACCCGTGGCAGTTGCAAATAAACCTGTCGATATTATAGTCTTTTGAGTTTCTTCATCAAGACTGCTAAACCAATCAATCAAAGCCATTCCCTTGTCCAGGATAGCGTTAATGTGTGGTAGTAGATTGTCTGCTAACTGAATACCTAACGCCTCTAATTTACTTTGAAAAGCATAAATCTGCCCTTGAGTAGTATTGCCCATAATATCAGCCATTTTTTGAGTTGCACCAGTTGAACTCATTATAGAATTTCTTAAACTGTTAAATTCAGCGTCAGTTGCATTCATTACTGCCAGTAATCCAGCCATTCCAGTCTTCCCACTTATCGCTTCAGCATTAGAAGCTTTTTCAGCTTCTGTCATCTGTTGAAAGCCTTTTCTTAAATCAACTATTATATCATTTAAGTCCCTCATACTTCCATCCTGCTTAATAGCACTAACTGTCATAGTGTCAAATGCCTCTGAAGTTAATTCTATTTTTTCACCCATGTTAGCAAACAATGTTCTTAATGCAGTTCCTGAAACACTTGCTTTAATTCCCGCGTTAGCCATAAGTCCAGCCGCCGTTGCAACATCTTGAATACTAAACCCTAATGCTCCAGCAAGTGGAGCAGCATATTGAAAAGTTTCTCCAAGCATAGCAACATTAGTATTAGAACTAGCCATTGTTGAAGCCAAAACATCACAAAATTCAGTTGTATCACTTGCCGATAATCCAAAAGCAGTTAAGGCGTCAGAAACAATATCACTTACAGTCCCTAAATTTTCAGTTGAAGCCGTTGCAAGGTTGACAATTGGAGTTAATCCATCAAGCATACTTTGGGTATTCCACCCAGCCATCGAAAGAAACTGGAGCCCTTCTGCTGCTTGTTTAGATGACCATTGAGTTGTTGCGCCTATCTCTTTAGCCTTTTCGGTCAATTGTTCTAGTTCTTTCCCAGTTGCTCCCGATATAGCTTGTACTTGTGCCATACCATACTCAAAGTCAACTCCAGCTTTAGTTGCATATCCTGCAAACGCTACAATTGGCGCTGATAATCCTATTAATGTATTCCCAGCACTATTTAATTTTCCACCAACAGTTTCTAACTTACCGCCTAAATTTTCTAAGTTATCTCCAGCTTCTTTTAATTCTTTAGACATTTTAGCAGTATCAAAATTAGCTATAGCTTTATTAGTATTATTAATCTCTTCAGTTAATAATTCTAATTGGGCTTCAGTTTCCTTAACTCCATTTTCAGCATTTTTAAGCTGGTTTCTATATGTATTTAATTGCTTTTCAGTTTTAGCAATTGAAGCCGTATTATCTTCTTGACTATTTTTTAACTTCTCTAGCTCTTCAGTTTTTCTTGCAATCCCTTCTCTTGCAGTATCCATTTGCTTTTTATAAGTTGCAAGTTTAGCAGTTTGTGCCGTAAACTTTTGTTCTAATAAACTTAGTTTGTTTTTTAATCCATCTAAGCTACTGTCAAAGCCTTTTCCACTTTTAGAAGATAAATTATATTGAGTATCTAAAGACTTTAATTCTTTATTTAATGCCCTTATTTGAGTTGTAGCTCCTTTGTCCTGCACTCCTAAGGTTACTAACAATTCTTCACTAGCCATTCCCTCACCCCCTGCTATAAAACTTTTAACACTTCAGTATTTTCTTTTACCGTATTAGAAGTATTATTATTATCATTTTGACTTTTATGTAAATCATTATGAATATTTATTTGTGAAATAACTTTTCTTAAAGTTGCTCCCCAAAATTCTCGCTCTTGCCTTTTTAAAATTGTTGTATAAACGTAATAAAGCCAGTCTATATCTATTTCATTACTTTCTTTTGCCACTTTTGAGTTGCTTTTTTTTTAGCGTTTCCCACTTGTGGCATTGAAGCACTTACTAACTGTATTACATCTAGTGTATGACTTAATAAAAGCCCCATAATGTCAAATTCAAATAATTTTTCTCCTATTGGTACTTCCGGATCATTTTTTGGTCTAATGCTGGAAGCCATAAAATACAGTAAAGTTTTATCATCATATTTATTAATTAAATGTATTGCATTTAAAAAACTCATGCCTGATAACTCTTGAAATAAATTAATTGAAGTCATATCAAAGCACATGATATATTTTTTATTTCCTAGAATAATTTCTTTGCTTTTCTTAGTTAAATTTCCCATGATTATTCCTTTCCATGAAATAAGCCAGCAAAAAGCTGGCTATAATTAATTATTCTGAATGTTTTTTTGCTTTAACTTGAACTTTTTTAAAGAAGTTATCAAATTTATCTTTAACTCCATTTGTATCAGAACTTGTTGGAATAGTTGTAGAGTCTATAACATATTTTAAAACACCAGTTAAATCTACATCAGCGCCACTAGCTTTAGTTTTAATAGTTCCGGTCATAGGAATAGCTTGACCGCTTAAAGTATCACCAACAAAATTAAAAGAGTCTGTTTTAGTTTCTCCATTTTCATTATCTTTTGCTAATTTACAGTTGTAATATACAATTCTATCTTTTGAGCCATCAGAATAACTTTTTTCAAATAAAATTGCTACTTGCGGAGCAACGGCAGTAGTTTTATATTCTAATTCACCATTTGCATGAACTTGTCCAGTTAATTCAGCTTCAATTGCTCTTGTTATATTAGAAAATGCTAAAGATAAATCAGCACCAACTAATTCCTTTATATAAATATTTCTTAAATTGTCTGCATAATTAGAACCTTCTGCATATGTTTCTGTTATTGTTAATTGCTCTAACCCCAATATTGGTTTTGGAGTTCCAAAATAATTATTAGATACGTCAAATACTGCATAATGCGCATTTGAAATACCAGTTGCTTTTTTCATATTTTATACCTTCTTTCTTAATTATTTATCTATGCTAATTACAAAAGTAATTGCAGTACAAAAAAAGCCAGCGTCCCCAACTATAGTTGAAGCTACCGACTTTCTTAAAAATCCTGCATTTTGCATAGCATTTATTATTTTTTTTTTATTATTTTCTATATTAGATTTACAATAAAGATTAAGCATTACTGTATATAGCGTTGCTTTTTCCTCATTGTCTGCCGACCTACTCGGTTTTTCTATATAGTTGTAAACTATACAGTCAGTTTTATCATTTGCCCTAGTGATAAAGTAAGCTGGCAAAGATACATCAGCTAAAGCATTTTTTATTTTTTGAGTAATCATTTTAACGCTTCCTTTATCTCTGCTTGTATTTTTTTCTTTAGTTCTTTTAACGCTTTTTGATCTATATTGTCAATAGCGTTTGTGAACCAAAATTGATGCGTGTTAGTATATAAGTTACTATCTTTTCCCCATAATTTTTGATTATAACCATAGTGGTGAAAATATAAGTGTTTCCAATTTTCCCAACCTTCGTAACGGTTTTTTAGTCCTACTTCTATATAATAATTGCCGTTCTTGTATTCTCTTTCTTCTACTTCACCAATCATATCTGATCTTGTTGAAAACTTACTTGCTTCATTACGCAACTCTTTTTCAACAAATTTTGCTACTTCTTTTACAGAATTTTTAGCTTTAATATTACTAAGTTTATTAAGTTTGTTTGATAATGAATTTATTCCTTTAATAGTTATAGTCATTATTCCATAACTCCTATGTTAATTTGAATATATTTATTTTCTTCTCTAATGTTACTCATAGATACAATTTTATAAAGTTTATTATTATATAAAACTTTATACTTATTTGCGTCTTCAACATCAAAGCCAGCTAAATGCTTTGGAAATCTTGCAGTAATAATTTTAGTAATAGAAGTTCTTTCTCCATTTTCAAGTTCTTTATTACTTGCCACATTACTTCTTACCCTTCCTTTAGCTTCCCATATATCCGTTAGTTGCTTTACTGGAATATTATCCTCATTAACAACTAATTTTAACTCTTGTAGTTTAAATTTATTTTTAAATTGTCCTACATTTATTGTATACAAAAAAAGCCCCCCTTTAAACTAAGTTAAAAGCGTGCATATTTAAAATACTTTCTACAATAGCGTTGACTGGAACGCCATTGTTACTATCCAGCATAAATTGGCGTTGGTCGTAAAAATCAGCACAAAGAACTAATAAAGCTATTGTTAAATCTTCATATTCATCTAGTTTATCTTCTTTTATTCCCGTATATCTAAGAATATATTGCTTGCTTGAAGCAATTATCATATTAATAATATTATCAGCTTCATCAGGAGCATTAATATATTCTTTTACTATATCTGTAGTAACTTCACTTATTTTCATATTAGTTACTTCTTACAAGCACTGCGATAGCTTCTCCTAGCGCTCTTTTAACATCAAATCTCATTGTTCCTTTAACAGTAATACCATCTCTGATAAACTCATATTCTGTTGAAGTTTTAATAGTGAAACTTTGTCTTGGGGCAAATATTAAAGCCTTGCTTAAATCTCCAAAGAATGCTAAAGAATTATGTTGTTTTGCGTCAGTTAAGTTCTTAACATGATCTGATATAACTACCGGTCTGCCTAATAGCATAGGAGTAGCTTTCCCACCAAACGGCACCTGTGAAAAATCTGTATATAATAACGGTCTACCAATGCTATCAACTGCTTCTGTTAACTTCCCTGCAAGTTCTGTTCCTATCACCCATGTAGCATTTTTTCTATATTTCTGTGGTAAAGCGTTATATATTTTTAACATATCATTAATTCCTATTTTCCCAACACCAGCACTTGTTATATCAACTTTAATAGAATTATCTTGCGCTTGCCCAGTTGAATTTATAAAACTTTCAAGCCCTTGAATCCCAAGCGTGTCATCACCTTTCACCAATACTTCATCTATTGTTTCTGCCGCACCTTCTCCATATTGTTCTAATAAATCAGCCATTAGATTGTAACCAGTATCCGCAATTGCTTCTTCTGAAATAACTGTTATATTCCCAAACTTATGCGGCGCTAATTGAATTGGCGTATAATCAACATTTTTTTCTGCATACGCCGCCAATTCCTTAACATTTACAAACTTCCCAACCTTAGTTTTTTGAACTGGTATTTGATGTAGCGCTGATCCTAAGTTTTCTTTTCTTACATATCTTAATAAATCAGAAGTTTCAAACGCTTTTTTAAGTATTGCATTTGCAAAAGTTGTTTTCTTAATATTTCCTACTGAACTAGCTATATTAGTGTCGGTTTGCCCTATACCTATTTTTCTTTCTTCAACTTCAAAATCTGATATATTTAATTCTTTTGCATCTTCTATAGCTTTTCTAATTTCAGAATTTTGAACATCTAAAGTTCTAACTTCTAAATCTTTATCCATTTCTTTTTCCCCTTCTTCAGCCTTCTTTTTTTTGCCTTTATCAAATTTTCTTACTTCTTCAGCATCAGCAATTAATTTTTCTAAGCCTCTTACTTCTACTTTAATTTCTTCAACTCTTTTATTTTCATCTTCATTAAATCCTCTTGTTTCTTCTTTAGCTTTATTTATTAAGCCTTCCATTTCATCAATTAATGAATTTTTCTTTTCTATTAACGCTTTCATATTTATCTCCTTGTTTTTATAAAATTTTGAGCATCAAAAAAAGTTGAGAATTTTTCTTTATTATCCTCAACTTTCTGATTTGCAATTAATTCAATTTCAGTTTCACAACATCTTTGTTCGATTAGAGTTGCTTCTTCTCCTCGCAGTTCTACCGAAGTAGCAATATATGCAGGAGTTACGTCTAATATAGATACTTCATATAGATTTATTTCTTCTAAATATCTTCTATCTATACCACTTTCATGTTTTTCCCATCTATCTTTTATAGAACTAAACCCAAAGCTCCAGCCTTTTAATTGACCTTTTTTAGCCTTTTCTATAACTTCTAAATCTCGTATTTCACATTTAGCATGAAGTCCTATGCTATCTTCTTTAAGTTCTAAGTTACCTTCTTTTATTGAGCCTAGCACTCTATCTTTTCTATGATTATGTAATAATAATATATTGTTTGCTCTTGAAATAGCCTTTGAAAATGCTCTTTCTTCAACTGTTTCTATGAACTTACCTCGTATACTAGATAATACTCTACTATCTCTTTTTACTACATTGACATAACCTTCTAATATAATAGAGTTATTCCTTATTTCCATTCTCATTTAAGCCTTTCACCCCCTTTCCATTGACTACTTGTCCCGTGTTTGGGACGTAATACTCTTTGTTCACAGGGTTATAAAGTACATGACCTAGCGACATCTTAATATTGTCTAATCCTTCTAAGCTATCATAGTTTTCCATAAATCTCGCTTCATTTTGAGTTATTACACCTGCTTCTATAGCAGTTTTATAAGTTTCAAAACGTTCTTTTGCACTTCCCTTTAGCAAGTCTTTTGTTTCAAATGCAAAATAATATTTATTTCGTTTTTCACTTTCAAATAATAACGCTTTATTAAATGCACTCTCTAGTTGCTCTAATATAGGAATTATAGTTATCTTGATAAAATTATTATATTGTTGTTCTGTAGCAGTGCCATTTAAAATGTTCAATGGAATTTTAATTAAATTAAGTATATCATTATCATTGACTTTTCTATTTTCTAATACTTGTAGTTCTATTGAAGTTTGACTAAGCTCTTGGAAGTCTAAGCCGTCATTCAGTATAATAACCTTATTATTTTTGTTTGAAGTATTATCGTAGAGTTCGCCCCAACTTTTTTTTAGAAAATCCATAGCCTCCTTTGATAACTTCTTCGCGGATTTAACCACGCCCCTCTTAATTCCGCCCGCTTTAATATTATTATTGGCAAATGCTAAAGTATTGTAAGCAAGTTCTAGCAAGTCCCTACTTTCATCTAGCAAACCTTTTCCCGTTAATCCATCTTGTGTGTTTTGAGCAAAAATTACAAAATCATAACTTTCATATTCAGCACCATTTACAAATAACTTACCATCTTTAAAGATAGGATCAACGCCAGCAACTACACTTACCAACGAAGGTTTAATATAATGTAAAGATGTAATTAAATTTCCATCTTTATTTATATACAAATAACCATTTCCAGCAAGAATAAAATCTCTTACAAGTGATTGTTTCATTTGAAAGCTATTTAGCAAATCACCCGTTTCATCATTTAAAAGTCTTAGTCTATAATCATCACTTATAGTTTCAACTTTACCATCTACTTCTTTATATAGTTTTATTTCTAAGCTACTTACTAAGTCTGCAATATAACATATGCCAGCTTTCAAAGCTGGTATTTGCATGACCATGCTACGAGTAATAGTAGTTTTATCACTATCCAAACCGAAAATTTTGGCTAGATCGTCTTTTTCGCTTATTGGCATAAATGACCTATCTTCCTTTTTAAATAAATTAAAATTAAATAAACCCACTTTACTTCACCCCCTTTCTAACAAACTTGAATTGCCCAGTCTGCTTCTTCACCAGTTACAACTTGTTGTTGCAGTAAATAAAGCGCGTTGACCATAGCCATAACCATATCAATTTTTCCTTTACTACGCTTTTTATTAAGATATTTATTTAAGTTAGTATCTTCAGTTTGCACGCAGTTAGTAAAATTAATTTCTAATAATTTATTTTCATTGTAAACAAATTTTTTATTTAAAATGCTCTCTCGAAGCCACTTTATAGGGCTATGTAATATAGAGCTATGTTGCCTAACTTCTACTAAATCATAAAATTCTTTTAAATCTTCTCTAGTAGAGTTCATATCTCTAATATCATATCCAATAGCAACAATTTTAACTTTGTATTTATCTTCTATAGATAAAATAAAATCCCTTACAAAGTTGTAAGAGATAGTATCTTCACCACACGCAAAGCAATTTTCACTTTCTATTTCCTTGCTATAGTTAACTTTTTCTTTATTAGATTTTTCTTCTACTCTTTCTTCAGGAATAAAAGCCCATGATTTAGCTAAGATTTTTTCAGTTTCATAATCATAACTTACCATTGAAACTGCCGTATTATCATCACTTGAAGCTAAATCTATGCCTAAATATACTTCTCTACCTTCCCAATCTATTTCTTCATCTGATTTACAAAGTTGTATTTGTTCTGAATTGACATAACTTTCTGCTCCATGGCTCTTATACTGAATATTGTTATGTTTACAAAGATAATTTTCTCTTTTACTTTCATATTCAATAGCTAGTCTTCTTTTTTTTACTATTTCATTGAATATTGCTTCATTTTTTACCGCGACTGGATTAGATTGATATATTACATTATCATCTTTACGCCAATTTACTCGAATCTCTTCATCAGGCTCATAGAGTAAAGCAAAGTATCTTTTACTATCTAACATTCTATCTAATGTTTTCTTAGCTATATCGATTTCGGTCAAGAAAACATTGTTGTCGTTGGGATATTGTGTACTAATTATAATACCTAGCTTATCTTTTAATGTTATCTGTGATGATCTCATTGCTTCAAGCGGGTATTCAGGCAACAAACCAGCTTCATCTATGTTAAAAACTACTGCTAATTTACCGTCTAAGCCATCATTTGAATAAGCTAGTGGAGTATATTCATTTTCATTTATGTTACACCTAACAATATCATTGTTAATTTTAAATTTACTTCTTAGCGCTGGACTGCATTTAATTATTTTATCTACTGCAAGCTTTAACTCACAAGATAATTTATAATTGGGAGCAACACTAAAAAACCTGCTGAACTCCGGTTCTATAATTAAGCAAATAATAAATACTATTGCTGATGTGAAAGTTTTAAAATTCTTTCTTGAAATCTCTAATAAACCAGTTTCATAATACCTGCTATTATTTTCTTTAGACCTTGTACACAAAACTGCAATAATAAAAAACCACTGATAATCTTCTAAACTATCATACATACTTTGCCGTGTATCAGGATGGACCATAAGCTTTAATATTTTACAAATCAAATTAAAATCTGCTTTATCTATATAAGCTTCATCGTCTTTCCCTTCAACTATATCTATCCAGTAGCCAGCTTGCTTTTTTACATATCGCCCAACTTTACCATCTTCATTTTTATAGCACCATTTAGCGTATTTATAAGCCTTACTTTCTTTTATCATCTATCTTTCCTTTAAAGCTTTTAATAAAGGATCTTCTTCTATTTGCTTATTTTTAACGTCAATCACTGCTAACTTAGCCCTGTCAGCAGGCGACATTCCTAATCTAATACTATTACTTATAAACATAGCATGATAATCTTTATATACACCAACTGCTGGATTTTTATATAACTTTCCATTCTCGTCAGTTATAGTTGTCCCAAACGTCCTGATGTCATTGTTGGCATCATTCATATTAATAATACAAAAAACTGTAGATTTTAATAATTCTATATCTAAATTATTTAAAATCCCCGCTCCCCTTAACTGATTTACTATAAATAAATATAAATTCTTTTCTCTATCTGTTAGTAAATCTGCTGGCGGCGAATAAACTAAATCACCATCACCTTTGTATTTCTCTTCTGCTTCTATTCTTGCGTCTTTTTCTGCCTTAGTTAGCTTACTATCTCCACATAAAGCAACTGGTTTAGCCGTTCTAGCCAAATTATCAACTCCTTTCATCCGTTTTGAAAAAGCCCATTTCCGAAAATTTTGCGAGATTACCCTCTTTCTATGTACTGTACGTCATAGCTCTTCATACCACCCATAATCCAAGGGGGGGATACCTATTCTCTCTCTCCAGCTTGCCATTTTCTGTTCATTTCTCTTAATTCTTCTTGTACTTTTTCTTTATCTTCTTGATATAGTTCATGTATTAATTTGTGTTTCTCTGTAGACAAACAAATCAAATTATTATATTCATACGCTAAAGCTTCATTATCTATTATTTCTGTAATGTGATGTACACAATCAGCTTTGATTATTCTTCCTTCTTTGAATAAAGTATAAAGACATATATAGTTATGTTCTTCTAATACTAGTGCCCTTAACTTACGCCATCGCCTGCTATTGTATACTGCATTATCTACACGCTTTGCTTTTTCTTTTTTATTTCTATATTTCTTCTCCCATTCCTTTTGGCGTGCTATCTTCTTCTCACACATGAATGTATTCAAATGTACTCTATAACACACGCTACAACTTATTAATCTTGCCATTTCTCTCTCTCCTTTTAACGACAAAAAAGCAACTACTTTTACATAGTTGCCTTTGCCTCTTTAAATATTACATTATCGAAAATTAAAACTAAACATTATAGGAGAATCTAACCTGACAATAACCCAGTCAGACATACGTCTATGATGTTATTATATTAGCTTTTTTTAAAGAAAACATTAAATATTTCTAAAATTTTTCTACAATTTTCCTTAAATATTTCTATAACTTTTCTTAAACTTTTCTATAATTTATTTAGCTTACATATTTTTTAATTGTTCTTAAAGCTTTATTTTCTATCTGTTTAAGCCTTGTATATGTTCTATTATATTTAATCTCCAGCAAACTATATTTTTCTCCCCTTATTAATACAGTTTCTATAATATCTCTTTCTTCATCTTTCAAAACTGATAAAGCATTATCTATCCTAGCCAGTTCTCTTTCTTTTCTTCCTTTGCTTATTAATAGCTTCTCTTTCTTTTCTAAGTAATGCTCCAGTTGACTTTCTACTGGTGAAGTTACTTTATATGTTTTACCAGTTCTTTCTCCATCTGCTTGTCCACCTATCCCTAACATATCTATTTCTAACTCTTCTAATTCTAAATCTATATGTATTATATCTGCCTTTATTTCTTTATATTTTTTTAACTTAGTAATTGTTCTTTTCATATTCTCCCCTACTACATATATTTTTTATATAAGTGAATTTATTTCTCTAGTAACCTTATTGATTGTTTCTAACCAGCTCATCTAATATTTTTTTTGTTTCACAAATTTTCTCGCTTACTTCAAGCAACTTCTCGCTAGACTTTTCTAAATCTTCTATAGAATATATTTTTTTTAATTTACTAATGTCCTCCATTAAATCTTCTGCTTGCTTTAAAAGTGAATTACTCATTCCAACTGTTGTAAACAAATGCTTTTCTAACATTTTATTTTTCATATACATTCCCCCCTTGATATTAATTACAAAGCATAAGTCATGATGTAAGGCGTAGTCTGCTTATGCCCACTAGGTGCTACACTACCTATTTTTTATTAAATATCCATAAATTTTTCTATAACTTCTATAGCTTCATTTTCACATGAATTTATATGTTCAATCTTTAATTTAAGCTCTTCTATCTTTTTTATTATCTTCTCTCTTTTTTTCTTTTTCTTTCAATCTTCGTTCTTTTCTATTCATTTTTCTCCTTGCTTTTTATCTGTATCTCATATAAATAAGCCCTTACACACTCATTTTAATTGTTGTTACTATATTAGATAACTATCTTCATAGCGATCTATTATTGATAATTTTAATGTTATATTCTTGTATTAATCCTTTATTTTCATGCGATCCAATCTATTCATGCAAGTTTTTCACTCCAAATCTTTTTATTCTTCAACTATTTCAAAATCACATTTATGATATAGCCACTCGTAGCCACTATCATCAATAATAGCGTAAAAGTCAATAGTTTTATCTATCACACTATAAACTTTATAAAATGTTAAATCAGCAGTATTTTTGTTTATACATCTTACTTTCATTTTTATATCTCCTTATTTCACAATATAATCAAATTGTTCACTAACCAATCCACACAATTTTCTCAATTTCATCTGCACTCATATTCACATACTTTTCATGCCCTTTAATTGCTTCTTCTTCTGTTGAATATCCTTCAGCTATATTCCAACAATCTAAACCTTCTAACATTATTGCAGTTTCATAAGCCCCATATCTATAATCATAACTTTTAACTGTGCTTATTATATATCCATCTTCTCTTTTAGTTAAATCAATTCTATTTACCATATTTAATTCTCCTTTTTTATTAATTTCCATAATTAACTTCTTTTTAACTTGTAATATTTTTGAATTGAAAAATTAAATATTTAAATCAATATCTTCTATTTCTGCTCTTTCTTCTAAATATGAAGCATAAAGGTTCATAGCTTTCAATTGACCATTTAACAAGTCATAACTACAATGTGGTATAAAGTCTAACATATTATTTTCCATTTTAATTAACATACCAGCTAATCCGTCCATTCTAATTTTTAATTGAAAATATTCTGCTCTAAATCTTTCTTTATAATCAGAGCTTTTCATCATTTCTACAGTATCTTTTAATTTCATTATATTACCTCTCTCTTTCTTTATTTTTATAAGCTTCTCTTCCTACTGAATTATAGATTAATCCTACTTTGCTACAATTCTCCTTCTGATAACACCCACAACTTACGCTACTTTTTAAACACCTATGTGTCATATAAGTTATATTTCCACATTCACATTTACATTTCCAAACTACAGCTCTAGACACCCTTCTGTCTGTATAACTTATAACAGTAAGCCTTCCAAACTTTTTACCTATAATGTTATTTATTGCTTGTGCCATTTTACCCTCCGTTTGCTTCGTATTTATTTCAATATTTTAATTATTTACAATCTTTTTTATATTTTCTTTTAAATTTTGTAACTCAACTTTGCTTAATCCATTAGATTCACGCTCTTTGATTTCTACTCTATCCAATCCATATTCACTTGTGAAATTTTTAAAATTATTCATTGCTACCAACTTATGACCAGTAACAAGTCTCAATTTACCATCAACATATATTCTAAAGACTTTATTCTTCATACTTTCACTTCCTTTGCAATAGTTTTGAATTATGAATTACATCGGTATTTCTTTTTCTACTTTCAGCAAATGAACTTCTGAATAAATTTCATCTAACTCCCAATATCTTTCTTTAGCCTTTTCTTCACCAAAAACTACCTCGCATCTTTTCCCATTCCATGCTTCAAAAACTATTACATACATTTATGTTTCACTCCTTTATTGCTAATATACAAAACCCTCTTTTTAATCCATATGCTTCAACATCTTTGAGTACATAAGATATTTCTTTCTGCACTTCTCTTCCTGTATACTTTTCATCTATAATTACTTCTTCAAATCCAGTCAAATCTCTATATCCTGGAATATATTCTTTTAGTATTAATTTATCTCCAACTTCAAACCCTCTATCATCTTTTCTTATTTCAAATGTCTTTTCTCCTGATAGAACTTTTTCATAATACTTTGGTAATATTTTCAATTTATGCAACTTCATTTTTTAAGCTCCTTTCCTCACCTTTTAATCATTTAATTTTTGAAAGAATCTTTTATACAATTACACATGATTCTCTTCTATAAACTCATCTATAATTATTTGACTGCATTCTTTTCCATATGATTTTAATAATATACAATGGCCTTTTTCAACCCAACCATACATATAGCCATTCATAAGCCATCTAAGGTGTTTAGGTATTCTTACAACATATTTACCTTTACCACCTTTTTTACTTTCAGAGTGAATGGTAAATCTTTCTCCTAT